TCCTGGTATCTCAGGGTATTGCATCTTAGGATCGAATCCTTCTAATTCTTTTAATGGCGGTTTATTAGATATGTTAACATTACCTTTACCAGTAGGTATAACCATAACTGTATCTCCATCAAAGTCTGCTCCTGATAAACGTTCTGCTACTTTAGAGTTTATACAAACAGCATCTAATGGGTTCTTACCTACCATTTTAACAGCATCAGGTTGTTTATTGTTAACTGTTAGTATCGGTATTTCAAATAAACCTCCATGTGGGTATCTTACTAACGCAACCTTAGTTCCATTCTCATAGTTAGGTGCGTATACTTCGTTATCTTTCATTGAAGGTACAGGAAGTATTACTTGATACTTCTGTCCTGGTAATGCTGCAGCTTGAAGGTGCACAGCAGAAGAGTCGCAGTCATCTGCGAATGATTTTAATAAAGCTTTCTTAACTGTAGGGTTTGTTAATGACATGATTTCATCGAACTCAGCTTGCTTATCTGCTTCAGCTAAACCTAGTTGTTGCTTAACTAATTTATAGTTTTGTTTGGATAAGAATTGTGAAGGAAGTTTGTCTGCCCATTCTCCCCAGTCTCCTTCTTCCGCTCTTTTGTTTATTAATGATAACTTCTTATTACCATCTTTGTCTGTATAGAAACTTTGTCCACCAGCTTTGATTAAAGAACCAAATGGATTGTCTGGGTCATCTTTTATAGGTTTTAATACTTCCATTTTAGATTTGTCTTTTGTTTTGTTAGTGTTGAACATTACGTCTACACCTTTTGGTAGGTCATCAGAATATACAGCCATTCCTTTGATGTAGTGAGAACCATCAACCATTATACGAACTTGTGCATAATTAGATCCGCCAAGATCTAGGTCTTTACAACCTCTTCTTATTTCAACAAGTCCGTCTTTTTCTATTCCTCCATCCTCAGCATATCTTATTGCTAATCTCTTAGAATCTAAAGACGCTGGGTAATGGAATGTATCAAATGTTTGGCCTTCATCATGTGAATGGTATTCTGTAATAGAGTGTACATTTTGATAGTCATACATATCTTTCCACTCTTTATCAGGTCTTGCTAATACTTTAAGGTTAGTTTGTTTACCTGGGTTGTTAACTTGTGCTACACCTCCACCGTACTTGTGATAACCTTCGAATTCAAGCATCATTACGGCTTGGTCTAGTTTCTCTTTAGATATACCTAGTTCTCTCTCAACACCAGTACCAATATCAATCATACCTTTTTCATCTACTTGTTTTCTTAAGAAGTCTGCTGTCTTTTGAGCTTCTTTCATTCTTCCTTCTGATTCAGCGTTTAATAAACTTCTTACTGATGAATCATTTTTATAACCCATCATCTTAGCTATTTCATTTAAAGAGTGTCCTTGTGCTCTTAGGTCTTTAGCTATCTCAACTTCTACTGCTCTATGACCATCTTTAATCATAGTCTTTTGAAGTCTTACTTTAGTTGTTGAAGTTCCTAATGCGTCTGCTATTTCTTTCTCAGACTTACCTTGTTTAGTCATATCATTTATAACTGCAAATGATTTCTCTATGTTGAACTGTTCCATTGTTAAACCCATAGATTTAGCTATATCTTCATCGCTAACTCCATTATCTACCATATATTGAACTCTTGATAAGAAGTCTGTACAATGTTGATAAGGGTCTTTCCCTGAACCCCAAGGGTAACGCCCTGAACGTCTAGGCATTCCATAATGCATTAATTCATTAATATCTGGTTTGTTTTCATAAGCCATGAGCTTATTCCCCCTCTATTTTTAATTTCTCAATAACTTTATCGAATGTTATGATTTTGTCCATTATCGGAAGAATATCATCGGCTGTAGGGTTATAGACTACTATTTCATTATTTTGGTATATCCTTAATTCCATATCAATATTTCCTGGTTTCATCTTATACTCTAAACAGAATAAAGCCGCATATATTTCTAATTGTTCCATATGCGCTTTAGTAACTCCTGTTTTTAAATCGTGTATACGCAACAAGTTATTTCTAAATATAATGGTATCCGCTGTACCAAAGCAGTTGTCAGAATAATATAGTACTTGTTCTGGATTCATCTTAAAGCCTATCGCATCGTTAACATACATGTTTAATGTCTTTTGTGATTTAGGTAGCTTTTGTCCAAGCGTTATGCATTGTGCTGCGAAGTCATGTAATATGGTTCCTTTCATTGTAGCTTGATGTCTAGTATAAGATTCTACAAGTTTATCAGAGTCATAGTTAATCCAATGGTATTTGCTCGCTCCTAAGAATGCATGTTTACCTTCTAGAGAATAATGTTTGTTGAAGTTCATATAATACCTCCTCTTTGTTTTCGGGATATATAAAACTCGCATAAGACATTTCATCCATAAGTTCCACATAGTATTCTTGATTCGGCCTGTGAGATGCTGTCTCCGATTTCTTTACTTCTAAAGCAGCCCACTTGTCTCTGTATAATATCAATAGGTCGGGTATTCCTTGAATGTAGCTCGAATCATTTTTCATGATTATACAACCTTTGAATATTTGTTTTAATTCTTTTATAAGTCTAGATTGGAAATCTCTTTCAAGTTTAGACATTATATATCTTCCCCTTTCAAATATAAAAAGAAAGAGACCAAGCTGTTCCTAAGACCTGGTCTCCAAATATTTGGGAGGTACGTTATTATGAATATCCTCCACTCTCTTCGCTACGCTCAGCGAAAATAAAGAGAGAAGGAATTTCTTCCTTTAAAACGCTCAAATGAGCATCTTTTCTCTCCTCATAAAAGGCCATGTAATTTTCGCGTGCCCTGCGACCAAAAAGAGAAGGCCTTGTGGCCTAATCTCTATTGTTTTCTAAATCGTTTATTACTTTATCTCTTTGTTCTTTTAATATTTCATTTATTTCATTGTTTAGTGTTTCTTCTTCGTTTAATAATCCATTTATCTCTTCTTGAGTTTTATATATAACTTCATTAAGTGTTATTGTGTCTCTTTCTACTTGTTCATTAGACTCCGCTATTTCTTTTAGAATTTTCTTTTCTTCAATAGCGCCATATATCCATAATGCTGCTCCGGCTACTACTGTAAGTCCAGTTATTCCTAAATTTATTTTCTCCACTTTATTTAATGATTCAAAATATCTTTTTAACATAATAATACCTCCTAAAATATATTTATTCTCTCATAAAAGGCCATGCGTTATTCGCGTAAAAAGAAAAGGCTTTGTGAGCCTTAATCCTCTTCGAGTTTTGATAATATCTTTTTAGATTCCTTTGCATCCATTCTTAATTCCAATTCTGTTTTTATTACTACATCTCCATCAACGTAAGATATCTTTAATTCATCCAAGTCTAATTCTGCATTAACCTCAAAATGTTTTTTAATATATCTTACTATTAATTTAGATGCTAATTTTCTCATCCATCTTGAACCTAAGTTTAAATTCATTTCATCCATCACATATCCTCTCCTCTCATAATAGCCCTTGTGCCTATCGCGTAGCTATCTCCATAAATTTCTATCCACATAGCAAATATCAAACCTATGTGTTTCGCTCACACTATTCCAAGTGTAGTCTACTTTTACTACTACATACTTCTCTTTGTAAATATCAACTTGTAAATTAGCGAAGTCTAAATCTCTGCTCTCTATAGTCTTGTGTTTCATCCAAATCACCTCCTTAAAATGCTTGGGCCAAAAGCCCACTTTTATTTGCCCTATTATATATATTTATTAATTTTTTTATCACAATTAATAAGAGAAAAAAGTGGGAAAGTGGGCCAAAACGGCTGAAACCGTTGCAATCACTGGGTTTGAGCTGGCCCGGTTTTGATTTTAAAAGTGGGCCAAAACCCAAAAAAAGTGGGCCAAAATATCTTTTTCGTACGTCACAACCTTACGCAAAGTTACCGTGCCCAGAAAAAAAGTGGGCCAAACCCAGTTTTAAATTTTACAAAATGGGCCAAAAGAAAGAGCCTTTGTTAAGCTCTTCTCTTAGTTTGTTTCTTATTATGTTTTCTCTTATTACTTTTTCTCATTAATTTAAACCCTATCCATATAAGCCATAATCCTCCAGTAATACTTATCATGAATAGATGCCAACCTATCCAGAAACACACTGTTAACATTTTGTTTAATATATTACCTAATCCTATCAATGTTCTTCCGAATATGTTTTTCTCCATATTAAATAAGTCTTCTAGAATCCATATACCTCTTGCTAAATTAGTTGCTTTCATTAACATTTCATATAATAATTCTCTTAACATATAATCATCTCCCTTTCATAATAGGACATGTAATATACGCGCAAAAAGAAAAGCCTTTGTTAGGCTCTCTTTCTGAATCGTTAATATAATTTAAGTTAAAATTTTTTATGCTTTTGATAATATCTATTCATCTCTGCTACACTAGTAAATCCTAAGTATTTGGCTGCTTTATTCATATGAGCTGATACATGTGTCATACAAGTAACTTTATCGTCTAAACTATCTACTGATAATTGTTCCAATGTATTTAACCAATGCATAGCTATTTCGAATTCAAGTTTTCCTAATTCTTTTGATCTCTTAGTTATAAAAGGTTTTCTATTTATTATATTTAACATATACATCTCTCCTTTAATTTTATTATTCTCTTCATAAAGGACCTTGTAATTTTCGCGCAAAAAGAAAAGGCCTTGTGGCCTAGAATATCAATTTAACTAATGCTTTAACTGCTGCTGTAGTTGCTGTTACTAATACTTCTACTACGTTACAATTATCGTCATAAGCTTGTTGATCCTCTATACGTCCATAAAGTGCCTTTTGCTCTTCGTAACTCATATTATCTAATTCTTCATATAAACTTTTTCTAAACATAAACTTACCTCCAAATTATTTAATATTCTTTCATAATAGGACAAGTAATTTTCGCGCAAAAAGAAAAGCCTAAGTGTTATCTTAGGCTATCCATTAATTCACTGAATTTACTTTCGTATTCTTCCATATATTGATCGTATATTAATTTCATTGATGGATCGTTTTCTATATTGCTAAAATCATATTGTTCATACTTCTTATTAATTTCTGGTATAAGCGTTTCATTAGCTATCTCAGCTGCTTTATTGTATAAGTCGATATAATTGTCGTTAGTACTAGTTTGTTCAGATTTCATTGTTTCTACTTTCTTACAAACTGTATAACCTATTATAGCTCCTGCTACTATAACTGCGCCTGTGATTATCTCTTTTTTGTGCTCCTTACAGAAAGTTTTTGTTGCTTCCCATTTCTCTTTTAACATAATGTTACCTCCTATAAAATTTAATATTCTTTCATAATAGGATAAGTGATTTTCGCGCAAAAAGAAAAGGGCATGTAAGCCCTAGAAGATGATTCCTATTAATAAACAAGATAGAACACATAATACTATAAATATCAATGCTGCCTCTGCTGCTATACATAGAAGTCTTAGCATCTCAATTAACCTCCTTAGAATATCATATTAAATACAAATGAAGCAAATAGACAAGCAATATACATGGCAGAACATGTACAAAACCCTATCGCTAAGAAACAAGCTGCAACCTCTATTAACTCTAATAAAGTTCTCATAAAAAATCCTCCTATAATTCTAAATTATCTAATCTACGGTAACGTCCATTAGCGCTTCTTTTCATCATAGTGTGTCTACGTCTTAATCGTCTTAATGTACTCTCTAAATGGAATATCAAGTCTTCGTCTTTATTCTCTTGTTTCGCTATCTTTAGTAAGTCTTCTTGGTAAGAAATTCTATCCTCTAGTTCTCTTATTTCTAATTCCATCATTAACATTTCACGGTCAGTCATGACGACGCCTCCCTATCTATAATTTAATTTATTTAAATATAAACCTAGCTCTATATCTAGTTGAGTTATTCTATTCTTAATTAACTCTTTTGTCTTAGGATCGTCCACCATTTCTAAACAAAGTTTTTGTTCCTCCATTTTAGCCTTTATCATTTTCACCATAACTATCATTGCGCTTCTATCACTCATAACTATTCCTCCTCCACTGATTCTAATTCTATAGCCATATAATATATGAATGAATCCTCATACAAATCTACACCGTAAATAGTATTACCATTAAAGTCTACTAAGACATCCTTAACAACGCCTTTCATTCCTAAACGGTGTTCCCCACCTTCTTGTTCTTTTACAACCTCAACCACATCTCCTATGCTATACATCCAATTCATACAAATACCTCCTAATTTATTTTAAAGTTATCTGGCATTTCTATTAGTATGTTTAGTTCGTTTCTATAACTCTCAGGAACATTGTAATCGTTGCAACCAATAGCTTTAGCTTCACTATAGTTAGATAACCAGTGAGTCTTAGCAAAGAACTCTCTAACTGTGCAAGTGTCATCCATATTGTTAGGTTTACTTAAGTCATATTTAGATATCAATCCGTATCCGTGTGGGTGTTTAGTCCATATTCTTATAGTTTCATCTAAATCAACGTATAAACATAAATAATCAAATAGTGTCATAATATTTACCTCCTAATTTATTAGTCTTCAAAATAATTATATGGTTTTCCAGTGTCGTTCTCATAATCTCCATACATCAAGCATGCTCCTATACAATCCATAGCTAAACCTAAATCCATAAGAATATCATCTTTGTCGTCTCCGTCTTCCATTTCCGTATTAATTTCCATATATTTCTCTTCTAATATTGCTAAATCACTTAATAATTCTGATAATTTTCTTTCCATATATATCCACCTTCTAATTTAATATTGAATAAATTAATAATGCTAATAATATCCAGCTTCCTATCATAAGCTTTCCTCCTATAGGTTTAAATATATATCTCTTTTGTACCAATCGTTAGCAATATCGGCATGCAAGCTATCTATTACATCTTCTTGTTTAGCCCATTTAAAGAATGAAACATGCGTATCAATAGACTTAGTAAGTTCTTCTATACCTTCTTCCATGTATGGTTCAGCTAGAGAATTGTAATTATAACCTTCATCTAATAGTGCGTAATAAATATCTCTCTTAAGTGCGTAAATGTATATATCGTTTAGCAACATATCTCTTTCTTTTTTAGTTCCTACACTAGGAAGGAATCCTGCTAAAATATCAACTCTGTCATTAGCTTCCTTAACTAATTTTCTTAATTCGTCTTTATTCATATTACATGTCTCCCTTACATTTTAAATACTCATCATTCCATAATCTTTTTATCTCCTCTTCGTATTTTTGGATGATTCTTCTAGCGGTATGCGGTTTAGTGTCTGTTAGTTTTCCTATATATACGGCATCTGATTGTTCCTCTCCCATTAAATTATCAACCCAGCAGCTGATTACTTTTTGGTGAGATTCTAGGCGCTTAGGATAAGTGATGTTGTCTTTCACAACCTTTAGTGCTATTTTCATTAGTTTGTCTTTCCATTCGTTTACTACTATTTCATCAAACATGTCATACTTAGAGGATAGTAAGTCTCCTTTTGTTCTAGCATCTAAGCCATCCTTACCTTCTACAGGTTCGTCTAAATATCCAGTAGCTGCTTCCATTCTATAACAAAGCTCTCTGTTCTCTTTTCTGTTTCTGTATTTTCTAAATTTAGTATTCATTATCTCAGTTCGTATAGCTAGTTTGTAATAGTTCAGGAATGAAGCTCCTTCTTTTGTTGGGTCGAAGTTATTGAATGTTTTAAGAAAGGCTAAGCTCATATCGCCTAGCCCGTCTTCTATAGTTGTCATATGTTGGTTTCTTTTTATTTCATCTAATCCAAACTTGTAAGTTAATCTAAATATCTTATCCTTACAGTCGTCTATCTCTTCAGCTGTTTTAGCATTTGCATATAGCTCTTTGATGTAGTCGTTTATTTTGTATCCCTTTGGTACTCTTATTAATTTTAATTCGTACATATGAATACCCCCTAATTTTTTAATTCTTTAAATAAGCAACGCACAAAGCAGCCAAATAAACAGAAGTCTAATATAACTAAACCAGCGTATAACATTTCCTCATCTCCACCCAATATTTTATAGTCTACTTACCAAATATCTTTTTATGAACTTCTTCTTTGCTAGGATAAGCACCACAGCTATGTTTTTCGGGGCAATACATCTTATCAACGCATTGCGGTATTAGTAAGTCTGCGTATCTAGGCTCTACGTCTATAACAGCCTTTCTCATTAGCTGAGCAACCTTTCTTATCGGCTCGTCAGCTCTCACACATAATCTCTTATGCATGAAGTTTATTAGCGCCTCAACTGTGAATCCCATTGTTAGATTACAAGCTACACCTATTGGTAACATGGTTCTCATAATATCATTAGCCTTCTCGCCTTCTATGCCTTCATTTCTCAGTTCTCTTCTCACAAGCTTATAGTGATTCTTACAGCTGTTCTCGTAGTACTTGTAGTAAGTTTGTAATACCTCATTCTCCATTGCTTTAGGTGGAATATAAATGCTAAAGTTGTCATCCATATCCACGTATCTTTGACTCTGACAGTTTATAGCAGTCCCAATACTATGTCTCATAATTTGATCACAAGTGTATCTAGGAGCGTGTATTCTGAATTTAAACATGTCTGCTCTGCTTCCGCTAGTATGTCCTTCTTTAAGGCAGCTGTAGCCAACCTTCTCAGCGAATTTCTCAGGTGTTTGATAACACTCGCAAGCAAATATCCCGTGGTTTTTTATGAAGTTTTTAACTTCCTCTGGATTTAATAGTTCAACTTTTATATCATCTATAGTATACATAAATATCCTCCTTAATTTAGAAATCCACTACAGTGGTTTGATTTGTATTCCGTCTGTATCATTTTAATAAGTCTGTCACAAATATCCACTAGTATTACAGCGCCTGTTATTCTAGCGCTTAGTGCACATAATACTGTTATTGTCAAACAGTCTACTAAATTTATGTCTAATTCTATTTTCTTAAGAATATCTTTTGTTTCGCTAAGCTTATGATTGAAGAACCCAGAAGGGCTCGACACTAGTAGTTTGAAATCTTTATCTATATTGGAGTCTAGTATGTTTAATATCAAGTTTACTATAGGAGCCACAGCAACTGCCGGTAGACCGAAGAAACTTAACAAGTCTGTAATAATAAGAGAAGGGCTAAGGTTTCTTAAAACTTTTTTACGCAAGATAATTTTATTATTTTTTGTTAGCACTTCCCTGTTTATCGTTAGCTTGTTAAATATCAAGGCTATCGGTATTGTTATAGCTCCGTACTTATCAATGTGTGTAATTATATCGAACCCTAGTAAGAATGTTACAAAGTCTACTGAGGTTTCTTTTTTCTTCTTTAGTATCTTGTTAATTTGGTTAATAGCAGCCGAAGCAATTACTATAGAGCCGTCTCTAAAAACCACACCAGAGATTAGTATGGTTAAAATATCTTTGTGTTTGTCTTCTAATTTAATGTCGTGTTTAGCAAGAAGGTTATCTATAGTTCTAATTGCAATGTTTGTGTTTAAGGCTGCTCTTAACAACTTTATTCCTCCTCTTCCTCTATTTCTTCCACGTGTACTATCTCACCTTTAGCCACTCTTTCCCAATAGTACTTGCAATCAACGCAATCTATTTCTAAATCGAAGTGCTCTTGAGTCATTATACATCTGATGCATTTTACATCGAACTCTTCAATTTTTCTCATTAAATATCTCCTTCCTTTCTATTTATACTTTGTTCAGATTTGAATCCGTCAGGATATCTAGCTTTAAGTTTGTGTATATTTAGTTTCATTACATCGTCAAGTTCCCAATTCATTGCAGTACAGTATTCTGCTATAAACCATAGAAGGTCACCTAGTTCTTTCTTGGCATGCATCTCATCGAATTCATGTCCTTGGAAAGCTTTTTGGTAAAGGCTGTTTAGTTCTCCTACTTCCCCTACCATTCCATGTAAAGCATGCATCTCCATTTCATAATCATAAAGAGCAGGGTTTATAGTTCTCCCTGCTAGTATTTGGTATTCGTTTCCTCTCATAAATATCAACCTCCTAGTGAATTTCTACTGTAGCTTGACAGTAGTATGGGTTGCTTTTATAGTACTCTACTGTATTGAATCTATAAGTTATAGACTTAATTTTGTAATCGTGTTTTAAGTTTTCTATTTCTATTTTTAAACTTTCTATATCGTTAGCGTACATTTCTATTTTCATAATAACCCTCCTAATTATAATTCTATATCATCCATTTCAACCATATCTTCAACTTTTATTTCGGATTGTTTAGGTCCATTTGACCCTATAACTCTCCTTATCTCACTAGGTTTAACCGTAGAAGTCTTTGTGCCCTCGCCAATCCAATAAGCAATCACTTCACCGTTACGCATTGTACATGCACCTATTCTTGAAGGAAAGGCACTTCCATTTTTTCTAACTATTTGTACTAAATCACCGTTGTAGTAATCGCCTACTTTAAGCATAAATAGCAACCTCCTAATATTTTTCTACTATTTCAACAAGTGTATCTAATAGCGCCATAACTGTTGTTTGTCCTATTCCGCCTGGTACCGGAGTCAAGTGACAGTATGTCGATATTGTATCATAGCTACTTTTCGCTACATCGCCGCATAGTTTACCCTCATGGAATGTAGTAGCAATATCAATGATTACAGTGTCATCCATGAAATCGCAAGCGCTTAAGAAGTTTGGTATTCCTACTGCAGTTGCTACAATATCTGCTCTCATTATCTTATCGTCAAGGTCTTGTGTTAGTTTGTGTGCTATCGTAACTGTAGCTCCTCTTTGTAACAGTAGTTGAGCCAGCGGTTTTCCCACAAGATTGCTATCATTAATTATCAATACGTCCTTACCCTCTAGCGGAATATCATAAAAGTCCATTAACTCTATTACTCCTTTTGGAGTGCAAGGCGGTATTGCGTATATTCCCTGGGAAAGTCTACCTATGTTATACCACGTTAAGCCGTCTACGTCCTTATAAGGGCATATCTGATTTATCAAGAATTGTTCATCTAAATGTTTTGGTAGAGGTAATTGTATCAGTATTCCTGTAACCTCATCATTACTGTTAAGCTCTGCTATCTTTTCTTCTATAGTATGAGAATCTACATCTTTGCTGAAGTAATATAATTCTACTGGTATTCCTAGCTCTGCACATTTTTTCTTTTTGTTTCCTACGTATTTATCGCTAGCTTGGTTTCCTTCTACTTGTATTATTGCTAACTTAGGAGTAACATCTAATTCAGATAAACGTTCTTTTAATTCCTTCATTTTAGCTTCTACGTATGGCTTAGCGTTTAATAACATAGTAATCCTCCTTATTCTTGATTGTCTTCATCATATTTTACAGGTGTTTCATTACAAGCTATATATTTACAATAAGAACTTCCAGGGTTACACTCTTTAAAGTCCCTACCTTCGGATTCTAATATACAGGCCATATATGTCATCCAGCTATCACCTGAATAAAATTCTTTTCTATAGGGACATTCTTTATAATTTTTACACATAGTAACCCTCCTTATTCTTGAATATCCTCGTCATACTTAACAGGTGTTCCGTCTTCCATGTAAACGAAATCTTGTTCGTATATTTCTGTGTCATCTTCCATTATCTCGTCATATAGTTGAACTACTAATATAGTAAATACTAATCCAAATCCTGCTGCTATTATATATCCCATAAATATCTCTCCTTTATTTTCTTGGTCCTCTAACTTTTATTAATCTGTCTTCTAATTTTGCTAAAATATCTTCCACTGTTGCTCTTGTCTTTTTGCTTAGTCTGATTCCTTTCTTATGTTCACTATACCAATCAAATATCTGATACAAGTCTCCTTTCTCCCAACCAAAAGACCACCAGTCACAAATCATTTCTATAATATAAGGGTAGTCCATATCTAGTACTGTTGAAGTTCCATCATCATTGTGTAATATCCAGTATTGCCAGTGGTGTGGATTACAATGTCTATGCTCAAGTTTAGCTCTGAAATATCTTTGTTCTACTTCTTTAGTTCTTTTACCAAATACGTAATCGTCATAGGCTTTGTATTCCCCGGGAATTGTCTTGGTATCGTCGTGAAAATCAATATACCATGAATAATCATACCCAGGTATTAATACTTCAGGTAAACTCTTCTTAATCCAGAAGTAAGCCTTTCTAATATTTGCTCTATGACTAGCTAACATTTTATCGTACTCTATACTCATTTTACCCTCTCCTTTTTAAATATCTATTCCTCTTTATCTTCCTCCTCTTCGTTTATTTCATAGCTCTTCATAAGCAAGTCTAAAATGTAATCTTTCTTGCAGTTCTCAGAATATCCATAAGGACATTCCCAGCATTCTCTTTGTTTACAAAAGTGTCTAAAAGTCTTATGCATGTCTGACACTAATTCTCTTTCGGATTTTAATTTTCTTCTACTTCCCATTAGTTACCCTCCTTAGCAAAAATAAAAGAGGCATTGCTGCCCCTCTTAGTCAAAGAATTCGTCTGTATCCTCATAATAGTCATATGTTCCAGATTCTGCGCTTACAAAATATGTTTGGTCATATTCATCAAAGTAAAGTGTTCCTATTTTTACTCCATTCATATCATAAACATTTGTTGTAACCATATAGTCTTTATACATATAAACAACCCCTTCGAATTTTATTTATTCTTCATTAAAGGCCTTGTAAATTTCGCGTAAATTGTCGAATACCAATGCCGCTCTCTTTAGCTAGGTATAAACTCAGTTCGTCCGAATAAGCCTCAAGAAACACTACTTCTTTTATCCCAGCGTTAATTATCATTTTCAAGCATCTAGTACATGGTTGTGTGGTGACATACAGTACAGCGCCTTCACAGGATATCCCGTATTTAGCACATTGAGCTAATGCGTTTTGTTCGGCATGCACAGCAAAACACTTTTCTAGATTTGTACCACTCGGGCAATTTTGTCTTAAGCAATATCCACGACTTGTGCACTCGGTTACTCCTACCGGTGCTGCGTTATAACCAGTTGCTATAATTCTATTATTGTTAACTATAACACATCCGACTTGCCTAGAAAGGCAGCCACTTCTAGCAGCCGCCAGTACAGCAAAGTCCATGAAATATTCATCCCAATCCTTTCTCATCTTCTTTTCTTGAATCCTTTCTTGTTGTTCTTAGGAATATCTTTTTCTTTTTGTGCTTTCATTAGTTGTCCTGTTGTTGGGTAATACTCGTAAATATAAACTACTTCTCCTTTGTCGTCCTTATACTCTTCTGTAATTTTAAATATATCTCCGTCAACTATCGTTTCTGTAATTACATAACCTTGTCTATACTTCTTGTTTTCTTTTACTATTGTATTCCCCATAACCAAACCTCCTAATTAATCACATTTAGAATATCCGCAATTTTTACAAACTACACATCCGCCTTCAGCTGCCATTTTTACCCCACACTCTGGGCAAGCGTTTTCCTCTGGTTTATGTGAAGCGAAGTCTTCTCCGAATTTATGCCACGTAATATCTTTTGCGTTTTTATTAACTGTTTTCTTAGGTTGTTTGTTGTATCTTTCATATTCTTCTTGTATTGTCTTAGCTACCACGTCACCGCAGCTTAGACCGTCTATATGCTTAACTTTGCTACCTTTAGCTTGAGAACAAGCAGAGCACTTAACGCCCTTAGTTACATCAACTATACTGTCGATTGTCATTCCTGCTCTCATACAAGCAGAAGCATATCTTCCAAGACATTCGGCATTAGCTACACATCCTCCAGATTTACCTGGGTCTATGAATACTTCTACTAAATTATCATTCTCGTCTCTGTTGATTGTAATATAAAGGTGTCCGCATGCTACTTCTTTAACGTAAGTACTTCCGCTTAGTCTGTTACCAAGCTCTTCTCTTGTTAATGGCTCTAAATAGTCAAGTTGGTGTACTTGAGGTGTTGCTATAATATCTTCTTCGTGTATTTCTATCTCTGGTTCTTCTTTCTTTTCTGCCGGTGAACTTAATATAGCAAGTCTAGCACAGTTCTCTCTGAATACTGTTAATCCTTTTAAGTTTCTTTCCCAAGCGTACATATAAAGTTGCATAACGTCTTCTACAGTTGCACTCTCCGGTAAATTAACAGTTGAGCTGATAGAAGCGTCTATATGGTGTTGCCAAGCTGCTTGCATATCTACTCTATTCATTGGGTCTAATTGTTTAGCTGTAACAAAGAAGTCTGGTAATTCTGAAATATCATTCAATCCGTGCTCGTCCATATATTCCTTAACTATTGGTGTATAAACTGTGTAGAACTCTTCATGACCGTGTAGAGATTCTGTCTTACGAATATAATGTGTATCATAGATTGGCTCTATACCACCAGATACACCAAGCATAGTTGATAGACTTCCTGTTGGAGCTATAGTTAATAATTGAGAGTTTCTTAAACCGTGTGTATTAACCTTAAAGAAAGTCGTTGGTTCTGTGTTGTATTTGAAGAAGTCGCTATGGCTAACCTTATCAAAATCAAACATTGGGTAAGATCCTTTTTCGCTTGCTAATTCTGATGATGCTATTATTGCCTCTTCTATCATCTCGCTAGCTATCCAATCACAGCAATCTACTGCATCTACGCTACCATATTTTAATCCCATTTTAATAAGCATATCCGCTAATCCGAATACACCTAGTCCTATTTGTCTCCAATCTCTAACAGAGTTTTGTTGCTCTTCAAGAGGATGGAGCATTAATCCTTCGTCTAACACTTCGTTTAAAGCTATAACACCTATTCTAACTGCATCCTTAAATCCTATAATATCAAAGTTACCGTCTTCAACGAATGCTGCTAAGTTGATGCTACCTAATAAACAACTACCACCTGCTGGAAGCGGCTCTTCGGCGCAAGGGTTTACTCCTGCAAACTCGAATCTGTCATCTTCTGATAGCAAGTTAGATCCTGTAATTGTATTCCAGAATAGCATACCAGGTTCTCCGTAGTTCCAGTTGTTTTCGCATATCTTTTGGTAAATATCAGGAGCGTATACTTCTTTAATTATATACTCGCCTGTTTCGTTTCTTCTGTATTGTAGACAGAAGTTCTCTTTGTTTTTAACTGCTTCCATGAAATCGTCAGACATTCTTATTGAAATATTAGCTTTTGTTATCTTTTCTAAATCATTCTTTATAGATATAAATTCTTCTAGGTCTGGATGGTCACATGCTAAACTAAGCATTAATGCTCCTCTTCTTCCGTTTTGTCCTATAAGTCCTGTTACTAAGTTGTAAAGTTCCATGAATGATACAGCGCCAGTTGTCTCTTTTGCTGAGTTATTGATTTTAGCCCCTCTAGGAGAAAGTTTGGAAATATCAATTCCACAACCTCCACCATAACTGAACGTACGAGCAAGTTTTGATGCACATTCAAATATAGATTCTATGTTGTCTTCTGGTGGTTGTATAACATAACAATTAGAATAAGTTAGTTTTCTGTCGAGTTTGCACATTCCTCTGTTTGATAGTATTCTGCCCCCGAATAGGAATTTTTTCTCTTTTATAAGTTCTTTAACTTCTTTGTTTCCTCCAGATACTCTGTCTAACCATTCGTCAAAAGTTTCGTTGTTTTGTTGGTATTTCTTTTTCCAAATATCCATACCTAATTGGTTATCTTTCCCTAGCCATTGTTCTAATTTCATATCATCAATCTCCTTTACTTTTTATTTGTTAAACTTGTCCTCCATAACGTCTAATAATATATGCATTCCGCATAGTAAGAATATCATTAATACTGCTCCAAATAAAGCCCATAGTGCTGCCATTATTCTTCCTCACCTTCCATATCAATTTTTGGTAATAAAGTCATTAAGAAATTATAAACCTCTCTTTTATAGTCATCCATTGTTCCGTTGTTTTTTATCACAAAGTCGTATTCATAATTTGCTACATTTGCGTCCGCTGGATTTGAAGTTATCTCCGGTACATTCTCGTTCTCTATGAATACAGTGAATGCTCCAGTTAAGTCTTTCATCATTTCTATATCTTCGGGGTCACGAATATCAACCGCAAATAGTACTTCTTTTATTTCATCTTTAGCAAATGCTTCTATTCTTTTATACACATCTGTAAAAGACATGTCTGAATATTCGTCTGTAAGTTTCTTAAGCTCGTATAAGAATTTTCTATCTTTTTCTTCTTTACCGCCTTTCCAACCACAATCAAGAGCCACACACTTAACCTTCTCTATGATTGAGTATTTGTAAACCGGTATCATGCAGCTAAGTAACTCTACGAATGTGTCTTTGCCTGCTCTAGGTTTACCATTAACTATTAATACAGTTTTTCTTACCATCATAAATATCTACCTCCTTGGATAAAAATAAAATGAGAAGTATATGAAATCAAGTTTCTCGCCTATAGCTTCCACGAGTTTCATATACCAGATAATGCTTCGGATTCGAACCGGTTTCAACTGCCGTCTCAGTCATTATTATCCTTTCTCTTCATTAAAGGCCTTGTGATTTTCGCGTACTAAAAATTAACAAAGCTTGATTCGTTGAATTTCTTCTTACTATTCAAAGCTTTTGCTATTGCTAAGTCTATACCCGAACGTGACTTCAAGTGGTAATAATATAAATCAGTGTAAGGTGTATTAAGCCTGTCTATCCTTCCCGCTGATTGATGCATAATTTTGTATGAATAATTTTGGGAGAAGAATACTATAGTATCCGTGGATATACAGTTCCACCCCTCAGCACCGGCCGTGTATTGGACGAGATATACCCACCGACAAGCAGTCGGCACCGGTTCGTGTTTGTGTCCATTCCATTCGGCTACAACTACATCTTCTCCGTAATATAAATGTCTAAGTATCTCTAATTCGTAATCGAAGTTGTAGAATACTATCATCTTTGGGTGTGATTCAAATATCTCTAGTAATTTAACTGAGCGTGACTCGTCTGTATTAACTATCTTTCGCAATGCATAACACAATCCACTTGCGTTTACTATAGGTTCGTCCTTCCAAATATCCCAACGTCTTTTCATAACGTCCTTATAAGTTGGTAAATCATATTGTACGTAAATATCTTCATGGTGCTGCACAGTCTCTCTTTTGAAATCCATATCTATTAATATCATTCTTCTTTGTCTTAACAGTCTGCCTGTGTTTATGAATTTTTCTATCTTTGGAAATTTCGAGAATCGTGCAAACACGGCGTGTTCTCTCATAAATTCTGTCTTGTTTTTGTAAAATCCGTTAGCTATGAATACTGGAATATAATCAGTCCATGTATCCCCAGGTGTAGCCGATAGTAATATCCATTCATTCACTTTTGTTATCTTAAGAAAGGCTTTAACCCAAGCTCCACTACCTACAACTCTTTGCTCGTCAAATATAAAGAATGCGTTTGTTACGTCCTTATACTTTCCTATGTTATTCCATGAATCTACTACAATCTTGTGCGAATATATAGTAGAGTCGTCATGTGTTGACATTAAGAAATGAGCTAACTCTCCTTCCCATTCTAAAGTATCTCTCTTTCTAGCAGTGGTGATAATATAAAGGTCCATTGGTGGATCTTCCATTGAAATATAATCTCCGCCAGTAAGGAATCCTACATCTCCTCCGTTTTGAAGGTAATAATAAGAAAGAGAAGTCAGTGACTTACCGCTACCGACTCCTCCGTTTAATATACATCCAGTTTTTAAATTCTGCACCGCCTCTAGTTGATAGTCTCTTAAGTTTATAGCCATAATAACTCCTTTCTAGAAAGGTATATCCTCGTCGTCTAAACAATCGTACTTACCAGCAAATACGTCTTGTTCTATTTCTACATACATTGTTTTTAAATATGCTTTTACACCTTCCTTACCATTTACTTCCCAATTATATGGTCTTATTATTAAATCCACATTTGCTATCTCTGCAAAGTCTAAAGTTCCTATAGTATCTTCATCTAACGGTGTTTTAGTCTTACCTGCTATCATTATAACCTTAGGTGGGAAATTACCAAACATTACAGATACTTGTAAATATGGAGTTGGTTCTTCATCTTCATCTCTAGGTCTTAAGAATTTAATATTCCATCCGTCTTCCATTAGTTGTTGTGCTACTTCATGGTCAAGTATCACACAGAAGTTTCTATTACCTTTTCTGTTAAATTTACTTTCTTCTCCAGAGAAGTTTTTAAATATAAGTCTAGCGTTTTCCATTACTATATTATTAGTTGCTTTATAAGCCATAAATATCAATCTCCTTTTAATTTATTTTATTTGTTGGACCTGTAAATGGAACATCTTCATCATAGAAAGGATGTAGGCCATACTCTCCTTCTATCATTAATGGTTTAACGTACGGATCATCTGAGACAAACCATTCGAAGTCGCCATACTTCTGAATAGTGTCCTTAGCAGTGTCCGCCATTTCTATGAAGTGCTTTTCGTCAATATCATCTAACTTATTAAGCTCCCATACCATTTCAGATTCGAGCCAGCGATATCCTTTTGTTCCAGTAGCTGCATAATATTTTCCTTCTTTTTCTCTGTATAAGATTCCGCCACCGCATCCCGGTTTAATAGGGCAAAATCGTCCAATCTTTCCTACGAAAATATAATTATGCTCATCTTCGCCTAGGTCTTCGTTCATATCTAAATATAAAGTACTTGTTACAGACTTTGTCTCACATAGGTCGTCGAATTCTAAATCTTCTTTTGAGAACAGTTTCTTGAATACATATGGTATCTGGAATTGTGTACCAGTCGCAGTCCATTGTCCTCCTTTCTTTTTATTATCGCCAGGAGAATATCCATATTGCTCGATACAATCCTCGGCGCTAGCATACCTAGCAATATAAACTGCATCGTTAACAAGACACATTCTATCATAAGTTGCTTCATGCTCAAACTCGTATCCATACTGTTTAGCAAAGTCCAAAGTGAATTGTATAATCTCCGGAGTAGCATCTGGAATCTTGATTGAGTCTGTTTTTATATGAGCAACCTTAAATCCCCTTTTCTTTATTTCATCCTGAAGAGTTCTCATAAAGAGTGCTCCTCTTAATGCAACTATATTATTCTTGTTTCTTACATCTCTAAACGGATTATCAAAGTTCGCTGAGGTTAAGCCATAGACAGAGTTGATAGCTATCTTTAAGGCTTGTGCAAGTGCCGCAGCTGAAGATTCATCGTTTAGATAAGGTGCTAGTCGTCCCCCAAATAAGTGCTTAGCCTCTTCGAAGTTTCCTCTTTTGATTGCTATACGTGTGTCTAGAATATCCTTGAAGTTTTGTGTGTAATCTCCGAATGCATTAAGATTAATTGCAGAGTTTGGATGCATTGAGG